CTAACTTAGCTGTACCTTTCTTCACTAGGAAGTGGGGTTACAACGAAGCTAAGAATAAGTATCGGAAGAATGATGATTAACTTTGGAACTGACGATAGTCCTATGTGGCTATACGTTCACCACAGGATGAAGATATGAGTAAATGTGCGTTGTTGTATTTTGTAATAGGTGTAACACTGACTACCGCTTCGTACGCATTCTTTGCTGAATGGACTCAAATGCCAATGCAGATGATGCAGATGACACAGCCTCAACCACAACCTTTAGTGTGTGATTGTAGTTGTAATTAAAAACGTAAGTAATTGATTTAACTGCACATTTAGTATTATAATGTGCTTAAACGGAGATTCCTATGACCTTTAGAGAACTTATTAACGAAGTCCTAATCAGGTTGAGAGAAGACACCATTGCTACCGACTGGTCGGGTAATATCAATGATAGCTCAACAGTAACTGACTATCAGAAAGTTATTGGCTCACTGATTAACGACTCTAAACGTAATGTTGAGAGCTACCACGACTGGCTAGCTTTAAGAGAGACTGTAGATGTTACAACGGTATCTGGTACAAAAAATTACAATCTGTCCTCAGGACAAGAGCTTAAAGTCATTGATGTAATTAATCAGGCTACAGGCAACAATCTTGTTCAAGTCAGTAGACAGTACATGAACTCAGTAAAATACCCTACAGAAGCTACTGGCGAACCTCAGTTCTATGCTTTTAATGGAAGTGACAGTTCTAACAACCTCAAAGTTGATATGAACCCCATTCCTGATTCGGCACAAACTATATCGTTCGATGTTGTTAAATATCAAGACGAGCTAAAGGTTGCTACAACAGTTATGAAAATGCCTAGTAATCCTGTTATTTTAGGAGCGTGGGCGAGAGCAATCTCCGAACGAGGAGAAGATGGCGGAACACAGTCTAGCGTTGTTGGTTTTGAAATGAAAGAAGCACTTAACCAAGCTATTATATTAGATAGCGGTAATACTCAATATGAGACAGATTGGTATGTCAACTAATCTAACTTACAAACCATTACCCGACATTGGTATTAATGGACTTAATACTCAAGAAAACCCTATATCACTTGATATATCTTGGCTAACTAGTGCCGATAATATTATATTAAGAGAGTCTGGTCAGGTCTCTTTCAGGAAAGGTCTGAAGCAGAACGTAATCTCACTTACTGATAAGATTGGCGCTATAGGCGAATACAAGGGTGGAACAGTAAACAAGGTTTTTGCTAGTAGTGATAACAAAATTTATGATGTGAATTTCGCTAACCCTGATACAGCTTGGGCAAGTGAATATACTATTACAGGCGCATCTTCTGACTGGCAATTCATTGAGTTTAACAATGATATGTACGCCTTGCAAGCAGGACATACGCCTCTAAGATATACGAGTAATGCTTGGTCTGCAGTATTCTCAGCACCAGCATCGATAACTGGTGACTTTAATCCTTCTTGTGGATTAGGGTTTTATGGAAGAATGTGGGTAGGTGGTGTTAGTGAATCTAAAGATGTGTTGTTCTATTCAGATACTTTAATAGGCAATGACTTCAATCAAGGCTCTATTGATACTACAGCTACAAATTCTAATAAAGAATTATGTGAAGCTGATGGTGACTTTTGGAACTCAATAGATAAGAAGTGTTATTCAGTTCCTACATACGCTGGCTTAATAGACTTACGAGGAATCTGGGGTACAGATGATATTGTAGCTATTGCACCGTTCTTTGGGAAGTTGGTTATATTTGGCAAACACAATATTGTTATATATAAATCACCTGAAGACCCTGATAATATGTCACTTGATGAGGTTATAAATGGCATTGGTTGTGTATCAAGAGATAGTGTTATGTCGATTGGTGATGATTTATTCTTTATGTCAGACACTGGATTACGCTCATTAGGTCGTACTACACAAACAGAAAATGTTCCTTTATCTGATTTATCAAGAAACATAAAAGACACTATTATTAGAAGCATCCAACAGAACACTAATATTAAATCAATTTATATTGAAAATGAGGGTGTGTATCTAGCTTCTTTTGTAGATTTAAATATTACATACGTCTTTGATTTAAAACACAAAACATCTAATGGCGCTCCTAGAATAACAACATGGTCATTTGACTCAGACAGAGAACCAACAAGTATGGCATATACAGAGTCTAAGGGATTCTTAGTAGGTCAGAAGAAAGGTAGTATTGCCACTTATGAAGGGTATTACGATAGAGATTATTCTGGCAGTACAGTCTATGTAGATAATTCATATACAGGAAGCTTTAAAACAACCTGGATTAATCTTGGTGATAGTGTGTATTCTGCTATTTTAAAGAAAATGAAGGCTGTAATTAATGGTGGCTCTGGTGTTATTGTTGGTGTTAAGTGGTACAAAGATTTAAGCACACAACCTGACAAAATTCTTAGTTTTACATTAAACCCTACTTCGACTGGAGTGCCAGCTTTATTTGGTGATTCAACTTCATTGTTCGGTTGTAATACAAATTATGATTACGGAACTCCTGACCAGCCTACCACTTGTACGGCTAGTCCTGTTACTTACACACCGTTCTATGGATTAAAAGAATACAATGTTCCGCTATCAGGCACAGCTAAACATTTACAACTTGAAATGAGTGCTGAAACTAATGGATATGTTGCTTCTTTACAGAATTTAACTTTATTAACAAAACAAGGGAAGATTAGATAATGGCTAACTACACACTCGCAATTAATTGGTCTGGTAAGGATGCTTTATCAGACACTGACCCATCAAAGATAATATCTGGCTCTGACTTTAGTACAGAATTTACAACTGCTCAAACAGCTATTAATACTAAAGCTGAATTGAATGGCTCTTCATCTGAAGTTTTCTCTGTAACTACAGAACCAGCAAGCTCCAACACAACAGTATCTGCAAGTACAGCTTACGTTACAAGAGCTATTACTACTTTAGATTTAGGCACTGCTAGCACACAAAGTTATTTTGTTAATGCAACAGAACCTACAGGAACATTTGAATCTGGGGATGTTTGGTATCAAACCTAAATATGGCTATTAAAGTACACAATTCAACTGATTGGGATGTCGCTAACGATGTTCATATACACAACGGTACTTCATTTGAAAGAACCAAGCGTGTATTAGTGCATAACGGTACTGACTTTGTTGAACAACACAGAAGTAACTGGTCTTACACATACACCTCTGATACCAATCAAGTAGACCTAGATGAACTAACTGATATAGATAAGTTCTACGATGTAACTATTACCATTGATGAAGGTGTTACTATTTACTCTGACGACACTACTATCCCTGCTTTTAAGACAGGTTCTGGTTATGGTGGTACATTAACTATCATTAACAATGGTTATATCTATGGAGCTGGTGGAGTAGGTGGAGCAGGTGGAGCTGACAATGGCTCTAATGGCTCTAACGGTAATGATGGTGGCACGGCTTTATATATTGAAGTAGATTGTACATTAGACGACAACGGCTCTATCCTCGGAGGAGGCGGTGGCGGTGGTGGCGGTGGCGGAGCAAGAGATGATGATGTATTCTCAAGTGATGAAAACGCAGCTGGTGGCGGTGGTGGCGGTGGTCAGACGTTTGGTGTTGGTGGAGTTATAGGTACTGGTCATGCTGGTGGTGCAACAGCAGGGTCTGATGGAACAGTTGATAGTTTCGGTGATGGTGGTAGTAGTGGTTATGAGTATGGAACACCTGGTGCTAGGTCTGGAGCTGGCGGTAATGGCGGATTGCCTGGTGAATCAGGTATAAACGGTGCTGATGCAACTGAGGGTGACTATCAGGGAACAGGTGGAACTGGTGGTTTGGCTGGAGATAACAGAGAAGACAATGATTTTACAGTGAGCTAATGCAAGCATTAAAAGAACAATATAACGCAGTTGATAAGGTAGAAGCTAGACAGAAGATTGTCAGCCTACAAACAGCTATGGAACAAGGTATTGATTCTGGTGAGCTTGAGAACGCTGTAGACAAATGCTTATTGCAACATTATTTCGTTCCTGATATTAAATCAGGGTATTGTATATACGCAAGAGAGTTAAAAATGCCTAAGGGCGCAGTAGTGGTTGGTAAAATTCATAAAGAAGAGACGTTGAATATACTATCCTCTGGAAAGATTAGTTTAGTCAAAGACGGTATAAAGATTTACTTAGAAGCTCCTCACATTTATGTAAGTGAGCCAGGAATACAAAAAGCAGCTTATATTGAAGAAGATGTAACATGGATAAACATACATATTACAAAACACAATAGTGAAAAGAAGCTTGATAAAATTGAAAAAGAAGTAATTGCAGAATCTTACGAAGACATAGGTTTAATTGCTTCAAAAGAAGAGTTGAATTTATTGTCGGATAAGGACAAAGGAGAAGTATTATGAGTTGGGTAGCAGCAGCAGTAGCAGGTGGTAAAGTAATAAGTGCTTATGGCGCTAAAAAGGCTGGAGGAAAGTACGAAGATTTAATGAATCGATTATCTACTGAGTATGGCGAAGCCTCTGGTCCTAAAAATGTAACTGGTATGCTGGGCGGTGTTTCGTTTGACCCTGATACTGGCAACATGACAACTAACTTATCTCCTGAGATGCAAACATATTATGATAGGCTAATATCTAGGTCTGATGACTTTGCTAATCAAATTACAGAATACGGAACTGGTGAAGACGCAGCTAGAACTTTCGGTGATATGCGTAGGTCATTAACTCAAGAATCCAACTATGCCGACCAACTAAGGTCTGCAAACAGGCGTGTAGC